GCGCTCATCACGCGGGAACCCTGTTCTAGCAGGGCAATAGTTGTGCCTACCGCCGCCTGTTGGTTACCGTCACCAATTTTCATGTCAGTAATGGTGGCAAAACGCTGACCAGCGTCTACAACGAAGCCCAAAAGCTGGAATAACGTCTGGTCAGGCCCCTTAAAAGGCAACGGCATAAGGCTGTCACGTATAGCCCCACCGGGTGCGTCCACGTCACGGAACTCCCCGGGCTGCAACGGATCATCGTCGTCTCGGATACGTAGCCCACGGGCCTTGAAACCCGCTGGAAGATTGGACAACGTACCGGCGTCGATCAACTGCCGCAGAGCCGCCGTGGCGGTGCGTGACAACCCGCCAATAGTGTGGATTAAGCCCAAACCGTAGAAACCGAACCCCGGAAGGAACTTATAATGCACAAAATACTGAATTTTACGCCTGTTTTCGTCCTCTTCGCGGTAATTCCTGCGAATTGACAGGATTTTCCCGTTGTCCTGACTAATTGTGACTACATATGGTATTTTGATGCCTGTCGGCTCACCGTCTTCGTCAGTATCCTCGTATCCCTCAAGGTCTAGATCGACGTGACACTCCAAAATAGTACAATCATAGTCGATTTGAGACGATGAAATGCCGTCAATGTAGTCGATTTCACTGGTTACGGCGTCTGCTTCAGCCTGCGCGGGCAATACAGGTATATCCAAATAGAACCCGGCCACCTGTTTCTTGCGTAAATCGTTCAAAGACATACGCAAAACTTGCGTTATATTGGGGCAAGTCTCTAAATCAGACGTTTCATACGGCACTACGAGGTGCTCTGCGGGAATGAACTTACTTACTGCCCGACCTAACGTCTCATCGTAATATACTTTTTTGAACGTAGACCCCGCCAACGGCAAATAAAACAGCATTTGATCTAGTTCAGGCGTGTATTCTTCCATCACATTAGTGATGTAAAAATTCATAAACTGCCTTACGCGCTGGGACTGTTGCTGTTTATCCCGAGTTTCGCTTCCCATAATAGTAGTTCGCACGGGCCCGCTGGCTGGCAGCAACTCATTGAACGCCTGCGCTTGAAACTGCGTAGCCGCCTCGGCAAGCAACGGGTGCGTAACCCCGGAAGCGCCTCTGAACGGCTGACTTCTTTCTTCGTAATTGAATCCCAACAACTCCAAACCGTTAGCGTAAGCATCTTCCCAATCCTGTCTACTAGCCTTGTTGGCATCAAACTCAGACATGAGTTCTCCCGCAATGCGGCTTAACTCACGGTCTGGCATCTCTTCTGCCAAATTCATGTAAAAATCGTCGCTTTCGCCCCGCTGATCGGCAGGCTCGAAATCAACTGTTACCCCTCCGTCCTCTTCCGGGGATATCTCAATGTCCATGTCTTCCGACATACCTTCAAAGGACACGACATTGTCCATGCTGCCGGGGAGCTCTAACTCCACCTCGGCACTTAAATCTTCCATGTCAAGCTGTGACGGGACGTTCTTTTCAATCATCCCAGCAATCGGTTCACGAGCCATGTTGTATCTCCTTTGTGCCTAACTTACCATAGGCCGGTTCATATTCCTAGCTATTGGTGCAAGAGCGGCTACGCCCCGTGGGCCGCGGCCCACGTTTCGCGCTACGTCGGCCAAAGTTATTACGCCGCCTTTTGCCTTAAAAGCATCTGGAAAAACGTCTTCATACGAATAATCACCGTATTCTAGGCTTTCCCTTATCATCTCCGCTGCTCTTTCCGCGGCAGCGTCTTCCGACATAGTTATGTCATCATCAGGGGCATCAGCCCGTCTAGTTTCAACAGGATTTAATTCGGCTTTCCTAAAATCCGAAAAACGGCGTTGCACGTTACGGGCTTCAGCCTCCCCGTACACACTTTCATAGGCGGCATATGCCGCGCTTTTTAAAAAATCAGGGTCCATCTTAGCACCCATTTTTTCTTCTATTAAGGCCATAATACGAGCCCCTGAAGCCCCTTCCGGGAAGCTTTCTTTTGTCTGAACCCAATGCTGAAGCTCATGTAACAAGCTTGACTGAAGCTCCGACTGAGACTGAGAGTCTCTCAGGCCAATGGTCGGCTTCCTGTACGGGCTTTCCACGCCACTCGCATACACAGCCCGCGGAGCATTCCAGACCGGCTCTCCTTTTGGTGCCGCAAGGTTTACGACTAAAACGTCTTTAATTTCAGGGTACTGCTCATATAACTCGGGGAAATCAAATATTTCGCCTACCGTAGGTATTCTGCCCCTGTTTAATTCTAAAAGATTACCTTCCTCGTCAAAGGTTACTTTTCTGTATTCGTCGCCAAGACCAAAAGCATAGCCCCTACCATAGTCCACATCTAACATCTCAACCGGACCGTCTTCTTTAAACTTAGAGTTAGCTGTGGGTATTTCAAACCGAAAAGCGGCAGTGTCACTACCTAAAACATCACTGTCAAAAAAAGCTTGTGTTGCTCTAAAAATCTCGTCCGGGGACTTGCCCATAGCTCGCAAAGATTTTGCAACCTGCTCTTTGTCCGCACCACTTAAAGATTTCCTACCGGCCATAATACCGAGCACTTCTCCGGTATCGCCCGCAGTACGCGCAATACTTATCGCCGTCCCACCAGCTACTGGCGCAGCAGCTAGAAACGGATCAAACCGATACTCTTCATTAGTCTCTGGGTCATACGCGTAGTCCGCACCCTCCATTAAGGCTTGCGCCCCAAGCATTTGTTCCTTTGGTATAGACGCAATACCCTCGGCTACCGCTGACGCGGTTTCTCCCGGCTGATCTATAAGCTGCTTAAAAAACTCTATTCCGCCTTGAATAGCTGCGGGGACCGCGGGCCGCGGTTCGCCATACACGCCCGGTGTTGTCGAAGTGTAGCGCCGACCCATATCTTCGGTGTACACGGTCCGCGGTTCTTCAATAACAGGGTATTCTACTGGGGCAAGATAACTATACGCAGCCTCTAGCCCGCCAAGAACGGGGACCCCCGAATATTGACGTTCTGACGGCGGAATCCCCGAGTATACTTTTTCGTTAGCCAACGTCCCGTCCCAAGATACTATCTAACTGTTCCATAGCCGCGGGGCTAAACGATTGGCCGCCAACTCCGGCTTTCTGGAACAGGGTGTTACGAACAGTGTCGTTACGAACAATTTGCCCGAATTGAAATCCCCGCTTCTGCTCAAACCGCTGCTTACCCATAGGTCGGCGGGGAAACTGTGGCGGAGCCAAATCTTGGTAAATATCAAACCCCTCTATGCCCGAATATTCCGGAATAGGCTGCATTGTATCTGGACCCGTTGTGTCCTCGTCTTTACCAAGGCCGGTCATTATTCCAAAGGCCGGAAACCCACCTGACTCGTCTACCTCCATGTATTCCCCAAAGCTGGGATACGTGGGCCGCGCACGACCCTCCGCGTCCAACGACTCAAGAGCTTCATCCATTAAAGGCTTTGCAAACAGGCCGCTGTCTTCATACATGTCAAAGCGACGCGGGTCCTCTGTCTCGAAGTTATACTCTTCGCCAAGGTAGTACGGTTCGGTGATCTGGTCACCCTCTGCATATTCTGGCCCGGGGTAGTCACCCGCCCCAAGCTTAACTACACTGTTTCCCATTAGTAATACGCCCTTACTTTAAGACTTTCCACATCATCACCCCAGTCGTCTGACGGTAGCTGGATAAAATTGCCCTGCCTATATCTCATAAGAGCTTGCGTCATGCTATCCACCAAATCATCGTACTCGCCATTCGGGAACGCCGCTACCTCTTCTATCAACTCGTCCGCAAAGGTAGCGTCGGGGGCCCAAACCATTCCCGCCTCAAACAAGGGGGACACAGAATGAACTCTCGTTATCTTATCATTACCCTTGCTCGGCGTAAAGTTAACAACGGGTATCCCCATGTTTCTTAACTCATGCGTGAGCGGTAGACCAGACGCTTTAGCTTCCACGATGACGGTGTCGGGGTCCCAGTAGTTATATTGCTCCAAAGCAATCTGCTTTAGCTCCGGGAAATCCCACCGCCCCTTCTTACTATCCAAAAGAATTAACCCCGGGGGCCCCCCAACGTCCTCCGGCCGAAAAACACCCCACGTGGTGATCGCTGAAAAGTCAGAGGTCTCCCGTTTGCTAAACGCTGTATCATAGCTTTGTATAACATATTCAAGGTTGGGGATGTTCTTTTTCTCCCAAGTCTTCCACCAATTTCTAGGAATAATTGCGTTCTCTTCGCCGGTAGGGTTCTGCTGGTACTGCGCGTTCCACTTGCTCGGAGGAATGGACGCCTTCACCGCCGTAAGGTCTTCGATTGACCAAAATTCCGGCCAACACGGGGTCCCGTCGTCAAAAATAGCTGGTAGCTCTACAACTTCCCACTGGTCCGCTAGAGGGTCTTTAGCCATCGCCTTCAAAAGC